TTCTCCACATTGTGCATGGCATGAACAAGCAAATCTCTTGCTGTGGCTTGCACAAGATTGTTGTAACAGATCGAAATATTAAGTGGATAACGTGTCCATGCGCTGTTGGCTCCGACACCACGGACGGTGACCGCCGGTTGTTTTTCCCGCTTGGCTGGTTCCTGATTCTTGTCTGCCCACGGTACTTCCACCGGACGAATTTCCGGCATACCATAAGCAAGACACCGACCGGACGGCAGCTGGAGCCATAAAAAACCATGAGCGACAAGATAACGAGCGTGGGGGACACCCACAGCATGAACCGTGACGCCGGGGTTATTGGTGGCGGTGAAAGCGGCCTCCATCAAGGAACGCCAAGCTTGGACAGTGCCCGGATGTTTGATACGCCAAGCGGACTTTACGAGTTCAGCGGCTACATAAGCTTCACGGGACAACTCGTTTGCTGTGCTGTCACCGCGTTCCTTGTTTTGTTCATAACGCTCTACAGCCTGTTCGCGTTTATCTTTCTCGGTGATGTCCCATAAGGTTGGATAGACGGTGGCAAAGTCCAGACGGTTGGCACGAGCCATGCGCGAGAGCGCACCGACACCGCCACCAAAACCTAGGGCGAGTTCGGAAACTTTCCCTACAGATCTCTGTTGTTTTGTGACTTTATTCACATCGATATTATAAATACCTGCGGCGGCAACCTCGTAAAGCCCATTACCAATTCCGGCATCGAGATCGCGGTAGGCTTGCAGCTTCCACTCATCGCGTCCGTACCAAGCGGCGATGCGGCCCTCGATGGATGCAAAGTCGCCACCAATCAATTTATGATCTGGTGATGCCCAGATGAAAGACCGCAAGGCATCGGCAAGCAAATGGAGTGGCCGACCAAGAACGTCGCCATACATCAGATTGAGAACGTCTGGGTCGCCAGTACGAATGGCGCTGAACAACACATCTCTACGGACGTGCGCGTCCTCGAATACCTTGCGGGGGCGAGGCATATTGTGTACTTGCACCGCGCCGCGCGATGAAAACCGACCCGACTGTCCGGCCCCGTGATGCAGAAAAACACCTTTGATCGTGCCGTCTTTTGTGACGGACCGCAACATCCCGGAGATTTTTTCAACCGAAGATTTTCCACCTTCCGTGCGTAACTCCAACGCCCGACGAACACGACCCGGTAAATTGTGATTAATCCTGTCGAAATTCAAAACTTCATCGATATCACCTTCACCCAATGTTGTGACATCAATACCTTGCGCGTGAATCCACCCCTTTAAACGGCCAACCATCGTCACGGCAGGAACCGCACCCTCTTTTTGTTCGTCACCCCCCGTCAACGCGTTTATTTCGTCATTGATTTTCTTTTTTGCACTGTCGGCGAGCTGCAATGCAGCTTGCGCGGAACAAACATCAATGCGTAATCCTCGGTCGTTGATGCGCTCATTCAGCCAATAGACTTCCATCTCCGCGTCCGATAACGGGATAAGCCGGTGGTGGGCTTCTTCTTCGGATAGAACGTCGATATCGCAATATTGATGGAAAGCCTCCAGCGAGGCTGGATCGTCCGCCAACGGGTGCCAGACGGGCTTTCCCTCGCTATCGAACCCAAGCGGCACCGAGTGGATTTTTATCAGCCCGCTGCCCGCTTTATCTTTCTTGGTCTTGAGACCCAGCGCATCACCGAGCCGATCAAGCGAACGCGGTAACGCCATGGCCGCAGCGGTTGCAGCGGTGCAACGGAACTGCTCCAATTTCGGCTTGGGCCAGCCGTGCTTTGGCACCATTACGTTCCACCAGATGATGCGCTCGAACGCCGCGTTGTGGGCGCAAATCTCGCCACCGGCTTCGACATAGGCACGAAGATAGTCAGGACATGGCTCGCCGCGCCGCCACCGGCAAACGCCTTCCGGCCCTGTCCACAGATCACTGTGGCCGCTCATTTTGAACGAGGCAAGCAGAGCGTCCGTGTCCGGATGCTCGGCATAGACATACATACCGCGATCGAGAAGATCGACGGGGCTGCGTGTTTCAAAGTCGAAAATTAAGGACATCAGTCAAACAATCCAATAATTTCTGGTTTTATTTCGTTATCGTCAGAAAAAACTTCGCAACTTTCTTCACATCCAGCGCCAACATCTAACTCTTCATCAAATATAATGGCGTCATCGTCAGCAGGAACAAACGTATCTTTTTTTAATTCATATTGTTCAAACAAATTTATTGTGCTCATACTTCCACGAAAAAAAGTTCGATGATAATTAGGATCAAAAGGTTTTGAAAATTCAAACCCTATTTTACTATAATTTTCTTCCATACGTTTTGGAAAATCATAATATTCTGGGTTATTACTAATAAGCGTAAAATGTTTTCTAAAAGATTTTTTCCAACACCACTTACAGTTACCTTGATAACCCTTTAATTCTAAGCGAAAGGGTTGTGTTGCCCACCAACTGTTAATTTTTGGTTTTGTCATTGGATGTTCTTTTAATAAAGGATAGACAATACGGCGTTTTTTTGCCGTGATTGACATTCTATCTCCTTCATCAGCACGAATACCTATAGCAATATCGTAAGAATTTTTACCCCAACCGATTGATCTGGCGTAAGCTTCAATAGGTTCTTGTTTCAAATTACGTGTGCAATGCATGTATTTTTGATTTGGTATACCATATTTTCTAATCATATCTTCAAACGGTTCTCCTTTACGAGAAGCCGTTTCAAAATTTACAATTTTAAAACCTGACGTTTGGCGCTGTTGATGATACTGTTTGCCTTCTATCCAGACAGTTTTAAAGCCGAAAAAGAAATCACAGTAATGAACAAACTCTAAAGTCTGTTCATTTTCTTGACCCGTATTAGCAAAAACAACTATGATTTTATCATATTTGTTTTTCCAATTTTTCAATACCCATTGTGTCATATAGGCAGACGTCTCTCCTCCAGAAAAACTGACTAACAAACGTTTTTCATCTGACATTTTAACGTTCCAATTTAAAGTCGAATATTAGGCTCATCCTTTTTTATTCCTGTTCTCGTATTTATAGAGAAGATAAGCCAAAAGTGTTGCTGACAGGCCGCTTATGGCGGCGGCAACAAACCAAAATTCACACATCGTTTCTTCCTCATTTCAACGCTTTCCATTTTGGATCTTCTTTTAATTCAAGTTCAGGCCGTCTCTTTTCAGGGCGTTTAGGATATATCAATTCAGGAAATTTAGCGTCAGGGTTATAGTTCGCGTAAAGATTAAAAGTCAGTCTATGAAGGCTAAGCACTTCCCATAACCACATTTTTTCGTCCTGCAAATCCGCAATTACGTCAGCGGTTTCTTCCATTTGTTTTTTCAACTCTTCGTTTTCTTTCCGTAGCCGAATTAAATCGGCTACGGTTACATCATCAGCGTGGCGTTTGGTTATCAATTTTTTGCTTCTAAATCCCGGCATGAGTCGCTCCTGAAAGGGCGGGGCTGTTACGCCCCGCTTTGATGTCAGTTTGTTTCGTTTATTGCTTGCGCGATGTCCGCCGATATTTGCGGCATGGTTGGTGTAACACTGTCGGCTGCGAGCTGCCCGTAACCAACAATGTCGTCCCAATGGTCACGAAAATTGGCGTTGCCGTTGAGGATACGCGCCAGTTTGACCGAAATGGATTCCAACGATTCACGTTGGCTGTCGGTCAGGCTTGACCAATTTCTTCCGCTGCGAAGCACATCCTTGATGGACTGGCTAAGAGCTGCGGTGTCTTTGTAATTACCGTGGGTGCGGCTGCGATCGGCTAAATTAACTGGCATTGTAGTCTCCTGTGTGTTTGGTTGCGCGGGCTGTGCTGCCCGTTCTAAAATTTCCATCAAGTTCATTTTTTCATCCCGTAAAATTTTGCATAATTGGTCTCTCCTCTGTCAAACAAATACCAAGCGCAATTGTCTTTGCCGGTGTGTTGCGATCCCTCGATCCACTTCAGCCGACCCACCGCCACCATCTCCACGCAATACGGCAAGTACGCCTTGGCTTGCTTGGTGTAGGCCCAGTCCGCATCGAACAAGAGCCATGTCGGTCTAAGTCGGCTGAAGTGTAGGATCATGGGATGCAACACGCTGCGTGACCACGGCGGGTTGGTGATAATCATGTCTGCAAACAGACAATGGACTTCCGTCAGATCGAGAGCATCGAGGCACCGTATGTCTTGGCGACGAGGCTCCAGATCGGAGGCATAAGAACAGGTATGACCGGCAAGATCGAGCATATCGGCAAGACGGCCATCACCTGCACAGGGTTCGACGAAAGTCGTATTTTTATCTAGGTGTCCTAGCAAAATCGAAATTGCTGCTGCCGGAGTTGGATAAAAGTCGAGAGGATTTCTCTCGAACGAAGACCTCTTCCCCATGGCGTCGCGCTTCCGATCCTCTTACATAGACAATCTTCCGGTGATCATCGCACCAAGAGCGATCTTCACTTGTCCGGTTGCCACAAAACTTCGTTTCAAACCCTTCACCCAATACCGGATACCGACACATTCTGGCTTTCAACTCCATGAAAGAGACAACATTGCTTGTGTCAATATCAAGGGTAGGCAGCTCCAAAACCGGCTTGGATATCTTTGGCTTTATCTCAAGGGGTGGCGGGGTCCGCTTTACGGCTTTCTCCGGTTCCCTGTTTGGCAGCCGCGGGGTTAACCCCCGCGACAAGCCCATGCGGTGCATCTTGCCGATCACCGAGTTGCGGCTGAACTCCGGCCCCAACATCTGTGCGATCTCACGCGCACTGTAGTTTTTCTCTGCAAGCTTTCTCAGCTTGGCGACGGAGATATCCGTCCAAAGTATAATGTTGCCCATCAGTCGAACAGACCAAGGGCTTGGACGTAAACACCCAGCACCGCGCGATCTTCCGCTTTCATCTTACGGATGGAGTACGCCTTGCGAAGTTCTTTTGTGTAGCCTGAAGCCTTGGCTTCCGCCCAGACATCCTTGATGTCGGCGGCAATCGCGGCCTTTTCTTCTTCCAGAACGTCGATCCGGTCGAGCAACTTCATCATGTCGGTTGTATTGATACCATCAGTCATTTTAATCTCCCGAAAATGGTGGTGCGGGTTGCCCCGCACCGGTTACATCAGCTACCAAACAAACCGCCAGCGCCAGCGCCGGTACGGGTTGCTTCAGGCGCGTCACCCTCGTCTGGGACAGTTTCCATCCAAGAACTTGCGTTGACACCGCCACCGCCGCCCAAGCGATCACCATCCTTGATCTTCTGGAAGAATTGGATGCCGAAAGAGATGCCGTCGCCGTTCTGCGGGTTGGTCCATGCGAACGCGTTCAGCACAGCCTTGCCGTAGCAACCCGAATAGATCTCGTCTTCGGTTGCGGGGACGTGTTCTGACCGGTAGCGAAGCGTTGGCGCGCGGACGGACTGAACGCGAAGGAAAAATACGTCAGGGCCAAAACCTGGGTGAAGTTCGCCAGTTTTCTTGTTACGGGCTTCCTTACCGGCGCCATCCAAGAATGGTGACTTGATCAATCCGGCTTTCGCACGCTCCAGACCCTTGTCACCCCACTGGGCAATCAGGACTTGCTTGACGGCGGCGTCCATCACGCTGCGATCGCACGTCTTGTCGAAGATCAGCGTGCAACCGTATTTTGGTACTGCGCCTTCTTGCTGTGCGCGTGGCGTGAAAAGGCTACCGGCAAACGATACGCGGCAGAGCGGGGTCTTAAAATCACTTGAACGTTCCATGTTCTCTATTCCTCATAGTTTTTCAAAAAAAGATTCTTTGGCTTTAGCAGCCGGACGGGTAGTTTTTTTCTCCGACACCAAATTTGTTCCGGTAATCGGGTTGTGCCACATATTTTCCAGTTCTCCTTTTCGTTTTGCGCCAATAATTTTTTCGACTTGTGCGGGCGACGATAATTTTTTTTGAAAAATTTGATCGTCAGACAATTTTATTTTTGATTTTAAATCAGAAATAATTTTTTCTTCGTCTGCTGCCCATTTCCGGTTACCAATTTTTTCTACCAATTGGTAATTTGGAATTTTTATTCCTTGTTCAGCTGTTGCGTGCGCTGACGCACGAACTGCTTTTATCCAATCCTCCAACATTTCGAGTCCGTCAAGGATGTGGGATAGTTCATCCGGTGATAACGCCGGTACGGTATTGGAAATCATAGGTGCTGTCTCCAGTGTCACGTCTTCAAACCATGTTCTTGCAATTTCAGGTGCTACCGAGAGTGCCTTTTTGCGTCGGGCTGGGCACATACCTTCTGCGGGGCAGAACGCACAGTTGCCGGTCGTAAGCGACTTTTCAGCCCATTCGTCAAAGAGTGTCCGGCTGCCATTGATCTTGTCAAACGCTTCAAGCGCAATTTTCGACCGACCCATGGCCTTGAGCAGTTCAGCCGTCCATTCGATCAGTTCCGCCAGATGGAACGTTTCGCTGCGGATGCGCCCATCTTTGTGGTAAGCGCGGGGTTGGACAATGGTGACCTTGATGTAATTGATCTTGTCAGCCAATTGCTTTGGCGCGTTGAGAAGTGCCATCAGCGCATAGGTCCGCGTCTGCTTGTTCTCGTTGACATCGACGATGCCCTTGCCGTGCTTGAGATCAACCACTTCCAAGATACCGGAATTGGCGTTTAAGATCACCGCGTCACACGTCCCGCCCGCCTCGAAAGGCGGATCAAGGTCGTCAAGGGTGTAGCGTTCTTCCAAGAAAAGAAGCGCGTCCTTGCTTTGCTCCACGACGTAATCAACGTAGGTCTGGGCTGAGTCAGCGATCTCCTCGGTGATCTCGATCTCAAAGTCGCCGACCTTGAGAACGTCACCAAGGTAAGCGTGACAATTTTTGTCACCCCGAAGTGCTTTCTCGGATATTTCGTGCGCGGCGGTGCCTTCCGCCGCGTAGATGCTGTCTTTCTGATCTGGGGCAATGGAGACCATCGCCATCCGGCCCGCGCACGTCCAGTTGGCTGCCGTGGCGCTGGCAGACCAACGTGCGTGGAAACGGTCAGAATGTGCGCTCATGCTTGCACCTTACGGTTGTACCAGTTGTTTTCGGTTGCATCGATAATGGCGTCATACGCTTTCTTGAGCGATGCAGGGTCTTTAGGCATCAAGCGAAGCGCCGTGACCGTTGGCCCGAAAGTCTTCTTCAAAATGTCCGGCCCATCAATCAAGGTGTTAACCATCTTGTCGTCCACGTCGTATTTCTTGGCGTAGACCATGAGAGCATCGCGCACATCTTGCTCGGTGATCTCATCTTCCGGCTCACCAACATCGTCAAAAAGACTGGTTTCTAAGTCTTTTTCTATTTGTGCGCTCCAATCTTCACTTAAATTTTCCGACACAGCCGTAGAAATCTTATAAATTGCTTCGCCCAAAGCTTTTTGATCGTTTGGAATATCGGCAATAGCGCAACCAATAAGAGTAGGAATATTCTTTTGCGCCGCAACAATCCCAAATTTCTTTGTGTACGCACCTACCCAGATACGAACGTCATCATGGGTTAAAACATCGCTCGACGCTTCCGCTGCTTCGTCTGCCGCATCCTGATCATTCACTTCTGGGATGACAGTTTCTGTCACCGGCGCTTTAGCCGCTACAGTGTCTTTGGCCTTGCGCCCACGCTTGGCCGGAACAACTTCTTCGGTCTCGATTGTAACCGTCGCGGATGCCGGTGTAGCCACAATCTGGATCGGCGCAGTATACGTTGTGGTACCAAGACCCAGCGCTTCTAGCGCACGATGAATTTGCGGCTTCAGGTCTTGGGTTTCGTCCAACTGAAAAGTAATAGAGATCACTTGATAACTCCGTTGATTGCTGTCCATAATCTCAAAAGGGAAGCTTGAAGAGCTTCGTCTATTGAACCTTCTATGCAACAGACGCGCACAAACGTGTTGCGGGTCTGGTTCACATTCGTAATTCGCATGGCTGCTTGCGCCTGATCTTTGGGTGTGAACGATGTCTCTACAAACCAAAGTTCGTTGGCTGACGAGAAATCCACCGCTTCGCCCGCCGCCTGAATTTGCCCAAGCATAACGCGATTTTCTTTATTATTTCTAAACGCTAACTCAAATTGCTCACGTTCTGATGTAGGGGTAGAACCATCAATCCGAAGCGGTTTGAATTTTTCAAGTCCTGCTTGAAGAATGTCACCTACTTCCTTGTGCCAATACATCAAAACGATCTTGTCCAAGCCATTGTCGAACTCTTCCTTGACGGCCTCGACCACAGCTTGCGCCTTGATGTTGCCGGTGAGACGACGGAGCGGCCCAAGTTCCATGTCAAGAAATTTGGTTTCGCCGTCTTCAGCGGCTTTCAGAATAAGTTCCTTGTTCAGATCGCCGTCTATTTTCTTGCGGACAGCTGGCGATACAATCATCGGAAACAATTCAAACACCGATGGCCGGATGCCAATATCGCGCTGCGTACGACGGAGAATGAAGTCGCCTAAACGTTCGCGCAATTCACCTTCGTTCTTACCCCCGATAACCACAGGTATCTTGTTGAAGTTGGAGATTTTCTTCATCCGAACGATGCAGTACCGGTGACGAAAATCCTCAAACTTGGTTACGTTCGGCCATCCACGGGTATCGTCAGCGAGAAGCCGGTCTGGGCATGATGAACGCATGGTCGTCCATATATCTGAAGGGTCGTGCGGCAGCGGGGTGCCTGTAAGAAACCACGCCCGCGTGTCCGACCGAACAAAGGCGTAGGCATCAAATATTCTTGCGCCGCCGCCCATAGATTTGCCCAAAATGGCTTCGGTGCGTTTCGCTTCAGGGTTTTTGCAGTTGTGAGATTCATCGAGGATCACCAGATCGTTGTTGCGCCGAAAAGCAAATGTCGCCGCGCCGTTGTAGGAAAAAATACGAACATCGCAGTCGGCGGCGTTTTTATCGACGCCCATGATACCGACCGTGCGGCCAAGATTGCTCCACGTCGCAAATCCGCGGCGCCAGACAGCGCGGCCAGATGCGGTCGTAATAACATCTATGTTCTTGGCAATAATCATATCGGCGGCAATGATGGCCGCTCCGGTCTTTCCGACGCGGGGTTCATCCGCGAGAAGCGCACGGTGACGGGCGGCTAAGAATTTGGCCCCCGTGATTTGTGTCGGCATTGGTGTCATGGCAACTAGCCCTCTGTATCGATGTTTCGTAAGACATAAGACTAGAAGGACAAACTGTCAATCAAGTTTTTTAATAAAAATTTCGATGCGCGGTCGGTCGGAGTAATATTTGCCGCACAGCAAGGTAACAATCTGGGTATCGTCTACATATACCACTTTATTGAGCGCGTCGGCCACACCTTTGACGATGTTGTCGATGTCAGGCTTTTTGGTGGGGCGGATACCTTGTTCTTTGGCGGCGTCTTTCCATTTGGCTGGTTTGGACGCTGGAATGGAGAAGTAGGCATACACTTCCATGTGGAGTGCGCCTTCGAGCAGCGGCTGGCGGCGCATTACATCTTGCGCGGCCCACGCCAGCCGTTCTTCAAAACGCGCTGTTTTTTCTGGGGTATAGGTATGGCCGGTGGCGCGAGAAAATCTTGGGCGACCTTTACCAACTGGATCACCATCCAAAATCATTTTAAAAGCATACTTCATGTTGGCGCTTTCATATAACCGGCGATACTCACCGGTTTGCCAGAATCGATTTCAAGCAAGGAAAGAACAATGGCGAACCCTTCTGCCGGAATGTTTTCGCGTAAAAACCACTTGTACAGCGTGGCCCGCTGGTACTTCATACCGTAGGTCGCAAGGAAGCTATGCAGATGATCTGCATTGCTCCAATGGTCGGTCAAGAATCGTTTAAAGTCGAACATCAGTCCGATATAATTGACAAACTGTCTTTTGACAATATGTCTTTATCCGCGGCAACCCCACCGACGACGTGCGGCCTTGCCGCGCTCGCCGCGCCATTTTTTGGAACGGGCGCAGAATGATTTGTGGCGCGGGCTGCTGCGATCTTTGGTCGGCGCTTTCAGGTTGCTGCCGGTCGAGCGATTGTACTTTTTTCGGCCTTTGGCTGTTAAGCCGCCACCCCGACTAACGGAGAGCTTTTCTCCGCGACCGACCGACAAGCTTGGACCTTTCTTGCGTTCCGCCATTACTTCCTCCGGCTACGCTTTGCAGGGCGCTTTGCGGTGCGCTTGGATTTACGGAAAGCTTCAGCGGTTGGCGCACCGGGCAATCCCGGCGAACGCATTTTTTCTTTTGAACCGTTAGC